GGTCTGCGCCTTGGTTCAGCGTCAGCCCTGCACTACGGCCGAAAAAGCAATTACCGGAGCCTGTAATATTACGTAATCCTGCACTACGGCCAAAGAAAGAATTATCTACGCCTGTAGTGCTATCCATTCCTGCGTTAAGGCCAAAGAAAGAATTATTGGAGCCCGTGGTGTTGGCCGCACCTGCGTTACGACCAAAGAAAGAATTATCGGAGCCTGTAATATTAAGTAATCCTGCGTTACGACCAAAGAAAGAATTATATGAGCCTGTTGTGTTGGCCGCACCTGCACTACGACCAAAGAAAGAATTACCGGAGCCTGTAATATTAAGTAATCCTGCGTTACGACCAAAGAAAGAATTATATGAGCCTGTTGTGTTGGCCGCACCTGCACTACGACCAAAGAAAGAATTATCGGAGCCCGTGGTGCTGGCCTCACCTGCACTACGGCCAAAGGAAGAATTATCGGAGCCCGTGGTGTTGGCCTCACCTGCACTACGGCCAAAGGAAGAATTATCGGAGCCCGTGGTGTTGGCCTCACCTGCACTACGGCCAAAGGAAGAATTACTGGAGCCTGTAATATTAAGTAATCCTGCGTTAAGGCCAAAGGAAGAATTATTGGAGCCCGTGGTGTTGGCCACACCTGCGCTATGACCAAAGAAAGAATTATATGAGCCTGTTGTGTTGGCCGCACCTGCACTACGACCAAGGAAAGAATTATATGAGCCTGTTGTGTTGGCCACACCTGCACTACGACCAAAGAAAGAATTATTGGAGCCCGTGGTGTTGGCCTCACCTGCACTACGGCCAAAGGAAGAATTACTGGAGCCTATTGTGTTGGCCGCACCTGCGTTACGACCAAAGAAAGAATTATATGAGCCTGTTGTGTTGGCCGCACCTGCACTACGACCAAAGAAAGAATTATTGGAGCCCGTGGTGTTGGCCGCACCTGCACTACGACCAACCACTGTGTTGCCAATTATACCACCTCCCCCCAGCCCAATCCGCAGCCCGTTAATGAAGGAATCAACGCTGAATGTTTTTTGCCCATCAATTGTCTGGTCCGTTTCGAGGGTTACAAAAAGCCCGGCAAAGGTCCCAGCGATATCTATGTTTTCCCACCTACCTGCAACGGCGTTATAGCTTAACACCTCGGCATTCTGTGGATCGACAATAACAACATCACCCAACCCCGAAAGCGTTCCGGCTGTTGCGTCGAATAGCGAAGTAGGAACTAAGTACGCTTGTCCTGCCCGTATTAAGAGAAGCTCGTCCCCGCTAGCGGTTGTACCATCTTCCTGCACACCGGCCAATAAGTCGGCGCGGCTTTGGGCGTCGTACATTTCGTCAATCACATTTTGGATGAACCCCCTATGGGTGGCCGCCGTTATGGGCTGTCCGCCTGCCAGCAGTTCGTTCTTAAGTGCTTCTAATTGCGCTTTTGTTAGTGCCATTTTGTTAATCGTTAATCAAGTCTTCATACATATTGCTCCATATATAATTGCCGCCTGTGCCTCTGCCCCCGAAACGCTTCGGCGCTCTTATCGAAGTGCTTACATTGCCGGATTTCGCCTCCTTACTGTAGCTTATGCCATCAAACACAAACGGCGTGGAGGTCATTTTCAAGAGTGCTACATTAGCGTCTGCGTCCACCTGCCGGGTGATTATAGCACGCTCCTGAGCCCCGGACTGGTCAAATGTGCCTTGCGGGTCGGTTGTTTTCGTTAGACCGAATTGAGTAACATTAAGGCCGTGCGCGCTTATGAACCGCTTGTATGCAACTAGGATTAAGTACCTTTTCACTTTCTTGTCGGTGAAAGCAAGTAGCTCAGGGCGCAAAGGGAAAGCAACGCTAGCCCCCAGCACATCGCTATACAACGTTTCGCCTAACCTCGGTTCTAGGTCGTATTCTTGTGCGGCCTGAATGTACATGTCCAGTTGATCCGCCGCTATGTTCTGCGAAAACTTAACGAGGTTAGCCCCTATGAAGTCCGCCTTAGTTACTAATAGTTCATCTGCCATACTCCTTATACTCTGTATCTTTGCTTTATTCGGATGCTCCGGATGCCGGAGGCACCGCTGACTCTAGGTTTATCTCGAATAGTTCTTTTTGCTCATCGGTCGTCAGGTTTGCGATTACGGCGTCCGGTATGAAGTCAAAAGGCTTAAGTGAACTCAGCGTGAAATCCGCGCCAGGCAAAAGTCCTTCGAGCGCAAGAAAAGGCGATAAGGTATCGAATGCCTGTTTGATGAGATCCTGCTTTTTGAATACGCTAAGCGCAAACAGGGCCATCTGGTTTTTCACCTCATTTGATTCTCCCAGCTTACCGCCTTCGCCAAGCCCGACTAAGATGTCCGGAACCTCCATAACGCGCGCAACCCGCTTCGCTATTCTTACACTTGCGCGGTCCGTCTGATCGAGGATCTCGGCCACGTTAATCGTTGTAACGGTCGGCTTGAACTCTTCTGTATTGCCCTTAAGGTGGAGTATTGGGCTCGCATCTTCGCCAGTGAACCCCTCCAAAGCTTCGTCGAAGTAGTCTTGTGCCGTATTTCCGGAATCGTCTATGTTTTGGTCGTCGATCGGCCCTGTCGAAATTATAACCGGCGTCCTGAACCCTTGTGCAATGTTTCGGAGGTCAAGCCTGCTTATCTTGCCATCACTTACCAGGTCCTCTATACTTGCGTAATAGCGCGGCACTGGGTACACATCATAATACCGCCCCAGCCCTTTTCGGAAAACGTAGAGAACCTCCCCTAACTGTTCGCCCTCCTTATCAATCTGCTTATTGATTAGCCCCAATCGGTTCGCTGGGCTTCTATCCGGGTCGAACTCAGGGTAGAAACGCGTTTCGCGCTCGTACTTGCCTACCTCGCCCATAAGTGGGTTGTACTCGAAGCCGTCGCCTTTCCGACGGAGTGTCGAGATTGGAAGGCAGTATATTTTTTTGATCTTTCCGGAGTTGTCGAAGACAAGGCGAAGCGCAAGACCCTCCAGGTAGGCAACGTTCGTTACAACGTCGTCCAGTAAGGCGGCTAAGCTTTGCTTCTTGTTAACCCTTATGTCGTCGAGCCCTGCAAGGACGAAGCCATCGGCTTTGATGAACTGTTCCAGCCTGCCCACACACGCTGTTGCCGTTCCGCTGTTGTCGACGGTTGCGATTATAGCGTTCGGGAGGTTGTCCAGGTCGCCATAGAAATAGTAATCGTTGGATTGATTTTTGACGATTACCGCTACGGCGTTCTTAATACTTTGCGCAACGCGTTTTTTTAGGCCAGACAGCGATTGAAAAAGCGTGTCGCCTTTTGCGCCTGCCGAGGTCTGCATATTAATCATACGTTGCACCCTCCTTACCTTTTTGCTAGCCATCTGTTATTTTTTAGCTTTTCCTGACCGACTATTTTTTGGTACCGGATCTATTTCCTTAACCGGATCTATTTCCTTGACCGGATCTATTTCCTTAACCGGATCTATTTCCTTAACCGGATCTTCGGCACTTGGCTCGCACTCCTCGAAAAAATGAGCTAGGGAACTTTCACTTTTGATCCGCTTCTGCGAGTGCGCACCGTGGATGTTGTCCCGGTTAATTAGAGTTCCGTCCGCAAGAACTACACTCTGTTGTTCGAACTCCTTTTTGAACTTTAGGCTCATAGCTTTTATTTTTGTTGGGTAATATACCAAAAAAGTCCCCACTATCAAATAGGGGGACCGTATATATTTATTTTGGCTAGACCACCGGAGCTGGCCATATGACCTGCCCTTCCAAGATAGCTATGTCCTCCGCAAGGGTGGACGTTTCTGGGATGCTCTTGTAATATGCCTGTAGGTTCTCATGATTACCGTTCATGCTTAAGGTGTAGATATTGCTGTCAACAATAGTCGTACCGCTCCCACCATCAATTGCCGAAGCTTTCAGGCCAAAGTTTGCAAAGTTGGTGCCGATGTTCATGCCCCAGGCCTCCAATTCGCCGCTGTTCGTTTCAACGATCATGAATGCACCCTCCACATCCAACAGGGCGTCTAAGGCCTGTAGCTCTTCGCCGGTGTTGTAGTAAGCTACCATGTTAACACCGTGGTTCCTTAGGTTGAAGTTCTCTCCAACCTCTAGTGCCATTGCGGTGCTATGCTTCTCCCGCTTGCCGATGAACTTAACGAAGCCTTTGTCCACCGCAAAGGTAACCTCCGTTACAAAGTTACCTGTGGCGTCGAAAGTAGCTGCAGTAAGATCTGCTAGCAGGCCTATGTATATTCTTTTGTTCAGCCCGCCCGCTTTTCGAGTTGCTGCGCAATCTGGGTTAATCCCTCTTGTCAATTCATTACATCCCATTTTTTCTGTAAGTTTTTAATTTGAAAAATGCGCCCCGGTTACAGGGCGCTTATGTCTTACTGAGGTCTGTACAAAGAAACTTCGGCTGCGTACTTATAAGTAATGTCCGACTTCATACGGTTTTTTACTCGGTATACGTCGTCGCCTGTTACATCGCCTAGGTAGAGCACCCGCGCATAGACCTCATCGCTTAATAGATCGAAGCCTAGGAAAACATTGCCTGGGTTCCACACGGCCAACTGGTTATCACTCCAATAAGGCATCGCAACCAGGTCGATGTCCAAGTAAGGGATTAAGTCGTTTTGATCAAAGTACCCTTCGCGCGTGAACGACCCACCCTGCCCAGAAATTAATCCGTTTGCAACCCGGTAAGCGTCCGCTATTCTGTCACTAATGTGAATCTTGGTTCTACCATTCCCTACACCGGATAACTGCTTTTTGATCTTTTGCGGTATGCTCATGTAGACGGATGTCAACACACTTAACACGTTGTTCTGGTTAATGAAAAAGCCGGAGCCCTCAGTCGCCGCAGCGCCACCTACTACTGCCTCCTCAATTGTCAAAACGTCCCCGGTAATGGATATAACCGTTACGGTTTGGCCTACAATCGTAGCACCCCCGATAGTCTGGTTTCCATTAGTGCCGATGATTGTAACGCGATCACCCACGATTACATTAGAAGCATCCGCAAGGGTTACTGTAGCCGAGCCTGCTGCTCCCGTGGCAATTCCAGAGATTGCAGACTTTGCGCTGGCTGGCAACGATTTTTTTGGTACCGCTGCGTCTGCAACCATTTCTGGTAGAAGACCAGTATAATCAGCTGCGAAAGTGGCCGTAGCAATCTCCGAGGCGTTAACGCCTGCTTTGCCTAGAATGTATAGCGCCTCATTAGCGATTGCCATTCGGGGAACGTATATCCTTTCTAGCAAGAAGTTGTACAGTTCCGGAGTAAGCTTGTAATCTTCGAAAGACCCCGGGCTTTGTTGCTCGGATTCCCAGGTAGTTCGCAATAGGACCGCATCAATTTGGTCCATCACCTCGTATGGCACCATAGTCAACTGCTTTTCGCTTAACGCGATGTTGCCAGCCTGCGCGTTGAACATTGCACTAGGCGTTTGCAATTCGATTACTCTGTTCACGCCCCTAAGTGTTTCTACATTTTTCACGGATTCAACGGGAGTAACTAGGCCCCGGTTAACTAGGCCGGTAGGCGCTAGTATGGCCGGGGTGAGGTACTCGGCGTAGAGCTTGCCTGCGTAACTATTTCCGTTTGGAAAATTAATATATACCATTTTACTGTTAGTTTTTTGATTTTGATTTTATTTTTAGCGCTAAGCGGCTTCGGCTTTGTTCATGGCCCTAAGCCTAATTTTCTCGGAGGTTGACAGCTTTGCAAAATCTTCCGCTGGTAGTACCCCCGTCATTTTTTTCTTGATGTCCGGGTCCCCAGCTACTGCGTTTTTCAACTCCGAAAAGTCAATTACCAGCTTAGCTAGTTGTGCTTTGCTGTCTGCAATTACCTTTGCTTGTGCAGTTACCTGCTCCGACAAGGCAGTAGCGTTCGCCTCAGCGTCAAGCTTCTCTTTCTCCATATCCGCAAGCTGGGCCTGTACGGCCTCCACATCTTCGGAAACTGCCGGGGCGGTAACCTCGGTAATTACGCCGCCCTCGTCTATTGTGATCGTACTGCCGTCTTCCAAGACGTGCGGTCCCGCCGGTGCTGGCGTTTCGGTTGGTAGGCCTTCTTCCGCAAGGAATACCGTCTTGCCTACTAGGTCGCCGTCTTCGCCGTCGGTTATGAAGATGGCCACGCCCTCGGCGGTTGTTGATAGCATGTTTTTCATTTGCGCCTTGAAAATATTCTTAAGGCCGTTAAGCGCCTTTTCGAAGGCTGTTAGTTTTTCTTCTGTTTTCATGTTGATTCCCCTGTTAATTATATTTTGCGATTCGATTAGGTCTGTCTGGTTCTTGCTGAATGTCAGAACCCTATTTTTGAAACTTACCGATTTTTCGACGCCTTCGACTATCTCGGTTGCAAAGCCTAGTGATAAGGCAAGCTCTGCACTTAGGCTAGATTCCTGCGACATAAGGGCCAATAGCTTTGCCGACTTGTCAGCTCCCGCAACTTTTGTATACACATCAAGTATCTGCATATCCGTTGCGGCGAACATTTCGGTAAGCGCGCTTAGTGTGTGCACATTAAGCTTTTCACCTGCAAGTACCTCGGCATCCACCCAGGCGTTATGGATTATAATCTCGCTTTGCACAGTCACCTTCCGGGTCTTACCCGCTAAGAAAATAACCGAGGCAATGCTGTTTGCTGTTAACGCCGTGGTTGTAACGTCAAGAGACTTAAGCAAATTATAGATTCTGAACCCCTCTTCAACACTTCCGCCGGGGCTCTTAATTACTACCTCGAAAGGTTCGCCATTAGCCTCCGCGACAAAAGCCTCCAAGTCTTGCATAGCGAAAAACTTCTCACCCTCGGCAAATTTGGCCGCGTCTTCCCGGCTGCTAATTACACCCTCTATGTTAAGTACCTTCATAATTTCGTAGTAATGTAATTTTGATTGCCCAATAAATTTCGGTAAATTCCCCAAAAAGAAATTGATATGCCTGAAAGCAATCTTGATCAGATCAAAGTGCACTTGCCAAAAGACCTCAAAGCGCGCTTTGTCGCCAAGGCCAAAAAAGAAAGCAGAACACAAACAGGCATTCTCAGAACACTAATTCACACCTACTTAAATTCCTAGATATGATATACCTAAAAAGGTTAGCAGCCGTAATCGTCGTGCTATTCGCTCTCATTATTTTCTGTATAGGCTACCCATTCTTTGCGGTATCCTACATAGCGACCGGCAAAGATCTTTCCTTTGACGCCTTCGGGCTTATGGCCAAACTTAAGGAGAAAGACTAATCATGAACACACTTATGCTAATGCGCGACCCCCCAGAATCCGACAATCAGACTACGGGGCGGCTCTTTGTCCTAGATTCAAATGCGCAAGTGCTTTTCTCCTGCTTCACACTTGAACTACCATGGAGAGGGAACCAAAACAGCATTTCATGCATTCCGGAGGGATCCTATCCGATTACGCACAGGGTTTCAAAACGGTTCGGGAATCACTTTCACATCCTTGATGTACCCAACAGAACCTATATCCTTATTCACGAAGCCAATTACGTGCATCAGTTACGTGGGTGTATTGCTGTAGGCAAAGAGCGAAAAGACCTAAATGGTGACGGTCTTGCGGATGTGACCGACTCAGTCAAGACAAAAAATGAATTGACAAAATTTGTCCAATTAAAATCTAAAATAATAATCTCAACCCCATGAAAAAGTTATTCGTAATCTTAGTGCTATTTTCTTGGGGTTGCAAACCGCAAAAGATGATCACCGATACCGTGGTCAAGGATTCGGTAATCATCCGAGAAATTCCCCGGATAGTTGAAATTCCGGGCAAGACAATCTACAGCCCCTCGGTAGACCTTGACTCCCTGGTGAAAGTGATTCAGTCTGGTGTGAAATCTGAGACAATTAACCGCACCCTCACACTCAGGGATCCGGAGACAAACCTCAAAGTAGGGCTCCTTATCGACAAGCTTGGCAACATCTCCGCTATCTGCGAGCAACAGGAGCAAACAATCACGCTTTTGGAGCGGGAAATTGAGCGTTTTCGGGCCGAGACTACTAATACAGAAACGATAAAACAGCCGTCTTTCTGGGATGCTGTAAAGAATATGGCAGTGGTAGGGTCCTGGGTACTGATTGCCATGGCCGTTTCCTTCGCCGCCGGCTACCTCAGATCCCCCTGAACCTCGACCATTTTAGACTCTCTTTGCACCCTGTTAAGATCGCTTACTTTTGTGACTATAGTCAGGCTGCTAATTGCATTCTCGAAGCTTTGTTGTGTATCGCTTAGCGCGCGCCGGTCCAATGATGGAACGCCGGCTCGCGCTACGGCTCCGCCATCCGCCAAATGCCTTTGCCCGGCACCAGACCAAGACTTGCCTCCATGCTTTTGGTTGAAGCTAGATAGTGCTTTCAACGCTCCAAAGGCGGATCGCTTCATTACAAATAGGCCTTCGCCTCCCTCCACGTTTGCAACTGTTTGACCACCCAGCGCCACGTCAACCCCTCCACCGCCATGCGAAGGGCCATTTACCTCTATGCCTCCGCCTTCTTCGAATTTTGGTGGAGGCTTGCTGTTTATTTTCGCCACGTTTGAAAGGCCTTGCGCTACGGTTGCGGCCGCAATTATCTGCCCAAATGGTGGAGGGATTGTGCCAAGTGCCAAGTTGGCCCCTCGGTAAGTATCTATCAAAGCTTGAAAGCTTGCCGCTATTTTGCCTGCTGCGCTTTGCTCGCCGAACACCGCCTTGGCTGCATTAAGAACTGCGTCTTGGGCGGCCATCTCTCCGTCCGCGACCTGTTTCGCCACCGCTACCTTGTCTGCGGCAAGCGCTTTGGCCGCGTTCAGTTCGGCTTTCTGGCTCTCCACTCCGGCGCTAAGCGTTTCGTCCCTTAGTGCCTGGAGCCGTTCTTGCAAACTTGCCTCCAGTTCAATGCGGGTCTCTGCGTCAATCTCGGCGTTTGCTTGGGTCTGCTCTAATTGCCCTTGCAATGCGGCCGTTCTCGTCTCGATCGCTAAGGCCTCGACTTGGTCAAGCTGTTCTTGGTAGGTGTCCAGGTCAATGATCCCATCGGCGAACTGTTGTTTCAAGCCGTCCAGTGAGGACTTTATGCCTGCGCTGGTTTCTTGCGCTCTTGCCTCCACGGCCTCCGAGTAGTCCGCGTTTATTTTTTCCTGCAAAGCCTTTGAAGTTTTGAGTGCTTCAGCTTCTGCTTTGGACTGCCTGTCCGTCTCGGCCTTTGCGGATGCGGCATTTTTGTCGGCTGCCACTTTGTTGATCGAATTAAGTTTGTTGTTTAGTTCGATTTGCTTCGTAACACTTTCTTGTTGTAAGTTGGCCAATTCTATTTCTGCGTCAATCGCCTTGTTTCTGTCGGCGTCCGTGGAGGTGCTTAGCGCGTTTTTAGCTTTTATGACCTCGATGCGTTCTTCTTGCAGTTCTATGGCTTTTTGCTCCAATCCTAATTCCATCGTCAAGGCCTTTTCTGCCGCTGCGGCTCGCGCCTCAGTGCTTAGCGTCACATCGTCGCTGGCTTTTTTGAGGCTTTCAATTTGTTGGCGGCTTTGCGCACGCTCTAGCGAAAGATCCTTTTCGGCCCTCACTATATCCTGCATGCGCCCTTCCAGAGCGGCAGCCTCCTTGGCGGCTATTGCAGCGTTTTTTCCAACCTCTAGTATATTAATCCCGTCTATGTTACCAACCGCTTTTGCCACCTTGTCAAAGCCACTTGCCAGCTTATCAATATCGAGAGTCAGAAGACCCAACATAATTTCACCTAACCCCTCGAAAACAGGAACGACGTTTTCGATTATCTGCTTGCCTAACCGGCTAAGCTCGTCAAACAGCACGGCAGTGAAGGCGCTAACGGCCTCCGTGGCTCGCGCTACAAAGTCCATTCCCTCCTGTGTCTTTGTCAAGTAGCTAACTAGCGAACCCAAGACTACTACTATCGCGCCTATGCCTGTCAGTATTAACGCTTTGCCAAATGATCTTGTAGCTATTGTTCCTCCGTCGGTTGCCTTATTAGCAACGCCCTGGGCTAGGGCTAAGGCTTTTTGCGCTTTGCTGAACAGCCCTGTGCTGTCCGCTGCTTCGACTATCGAGGCGGAGTAGTTACCAACATTCCTGCCCGTCACCCCTATCTCGCCTTCAAGTTCTTTGAGGGCGTCGGTTTGCCCAAGCAGCTCCTTTTGGAGCTTCCCCCCTACTTCTATGTTACTCCGCTCCGCCTCGCTTAGGTCAACATACTCCTGCTTTAGGCGCGACACGCTCCCCCTGAGTTCGGATATAGAACCCGTGGAGGCACTTTGTACCTTGGCATTAGCATTAAGCACCCTTTGGTTTTCACGCACCGAAGTGCTTAGGTTCTTTATGGCCGTTTCGCCTTTTACGTATTCAACGGTATTTTTTTTGCCCTGGTTGGCTAGCTCTTTCTGAGCAACCTTAAGGCTGTCTATCGCTTTTCGTGAGTCCACTATAGCCGCCTCGCTTCTAGCTATCTGGTTTTCGTCTATCCCAACTTTGAGGAGAATACTTTCTTCTGCCATATTAATTCTTTTGTAGTAACTCGATCGTCACGGCAACCGCCACGCCGCCTAACGCCGTAAAGAGTAGTTCAAGTATGCTTTGAGGGTGTCGGTTTGCCTAAGCAGCTCCTTCCGAAGTCCCACACCTCTTTGGCCGCTCCGCTCCGTCTCGCTTAGGTTAACATACTCCTGCTTTAGGCGCGACACGCTCCCCCTGAGTTCGGATATAGAACCCGTGGAGGCACTTTGTACCTTGGCATTAGCATTAAGCACCCTTTGGTTTTCACGCACCGAAGTGCTTAGGTTCTTTATGGCCGTTTCGCCTTTTACGTATTCAACGGTATTTTTTTTGCCCTGGTTGGCTAGCTCTTTCTGAGCAACCTTAAGGCTGTCTATCGCTTTTCGTGAGTCCACTATAGCCGCCTCGCTTCTAGCTATCTGGTTTTCGTCTATCCCAACTTTGAGGAGAATACTTTCTTCTGCCATATTAATTCTTTTGTAGTAACTCGATCGTCACGGCAACCGCCACGCCGCCTAACGCCGTAAAGAGTAGTTCAAGTATGCTTTGAAAGGTAACTCGCTTAGTCCTTCCGAAGTCCCACACCTCTTTGGCCGCTCCGATTTCCGTGGCAGCCCTTATCATTTCGAACGGACTGTTTGTGAAAATAAGCGTGAGCAAAGCCGCTAATACGCCGGCGGGAAAGTGGAGCAGTACCAGGTCCGCAAAAGGGAACAGGTTCGATATTGTTCTTATTGCTTTTCTCATATGCCTAATTTGATTAACCGCACGTAGCAACTCTCGCGCCTGTTAACCTTGAATTGTTTAATTTGCTCGATGTAGAAAAAAGCTCCGAAATAGTCTACATAAACAGGCCGCGTAAAATCTAGGTCCCTGACATCCGCTAAGTCCAAAAGGAACAGAGCCTCCACCACTTTGGTATTATCGAAAACTGTACTAAGGATTTGGTAGTTATCACGAAGAGCGCGCGCAAAGCTTAGCGCCCCGGCGTTAACTTCATAGTTGATTGTACTCGCCGACGCCTGTATCTGCAATGAAGCCTCCACGGGTGCGAGCATTGCAACCCTTGGCGAAAATTCAGATATCCTAAGATCCTCGTTAAGGTTGTAGTCGAACCCATCAAAAGTGTATTTTTCTCCGGTAAACACCCTACCCATTGTTCGTGTGCTTTGGATTACAGGCAGGACCGGGACCGGGCTGAACTTACTCTCAAAGATAACCCTTTCGGGCTCTAGATTTTCGTTAGCTACTAAGAACTGCCCGCGGCCTTCGTCGGGCTGCAGTAGCGCGTCTTTCTCGTCGCCAGCGAACTCGTAGTAATTACGCTGCGCAAAGCCTTTGAGTTGGTATCCTATCTCAGGCAAATCGCTAAGGTCCAACTTGTCGGACCAATCTAACGCAGTTGCCTTGCTGGTTCTTAGCTTGTCAATCTTTGCGGTGTATACCGTTTTCGTCGTCTCATCCACTTGTATTATAACACCCTCCAGATTGGCTACTGTTAAAAGCAAATCACCCACTGTCGGGCCGGCGGGCAAAACGTCCGAGGCCTGTATGTTAATCGCAAGTGTGGGTATTTGGCCAGCCGCTCTTCCACCACCTCGAGGCACTTGGCTAATTACAAACTCTAGATTCTCAAACCGTAGATATTGCAGGCCGTATCCCGGCCTATTGCTCCTAACTTGCCAGCCGAACCGCAAGGTTGTCAAATCCGAGGTTGCGTTAATTAGCACATTGAAAGCGTTCGAGTCCGAAGTCGTGGCTGGGTAAGTAAAATTTAGGTCCCTTTCCAGGAACCCGCTGCCCGGTGCTCGGTACACATTAAACGGTCCGAAAAACCTGTCTTCAAAAGTTGTTGACCCTGATTCCAATGTTAAGAGCAGGGTTCCTGTGTCGTCGTATACCAGAAGGTCTACCCCAACCTCGGCATTAGTGTACCGTCTTGGTAGATTGGTTATGGCTTTGCCTGTTATGCCTACCACGAATCGTACGTCTGTCCGGTCCGATATGCTTGGCGAATAAGTGAACTGGCCAGCGTCGGCGTTCGTCTTGTATAGCGAAAGCACGTCTGTTACTTTGTTTGGGAAACTAATTTTTTCTGTTCCGTCCTCCGAAAGTTGGTTATAGTCGATCGTGAATTCGTACCGTGCTAAGTTGTCGATTAGGTTCGCTATGGCGCCTTGGCAAAGAACGACCAAGTTTCGGTATGTAAGAGCGTTTAGTAGGTCGCCTGCCAGCGTATACCCTAGGGTTTCGACGGCCTTTTCCAATATTGTTTTGGCCCAAAAACTAGGTTGAAAGAACCTAAAGTCGTAAGTGGCCTCCCCCGGTGTAGCGAACTCAAAAAACCCGTAGTCGATGTTAGGGTAGACAAAGCCTTCAATAGCTTCACGCCTTGCTATTACGTTTGCGGCGGTATATTCGTGGCTGTACTCTGTCAAGTTAACATCCGTTAACTTAAGTGAACCGACCGCTTTGAAAAAATCCGTATTCCCCGCCGTTATGTATACGCGGTATGTCTCCTTAGTAGCTAGTATTATGGCGCTACCATCGACTACCAATTGCCCATCTATATAGATCTGGCAGGTGTTTTTTTGGTAGGGGATTGAAGTTAGGCTTGTAACGATGTCGCAATTGTCAAAGAGTGCTTTGTTAGAATTAGTCCTCGCCAAATCGAAAACATTAGAGTAGCTACCCCGTCGGTTACCCAGCTGATCGAAGGTAAGCGCCTGCGCGGTAATTACTATGTCGGCGTCTTGCGTATCGACTAACTGCCCATTAATGTATATCTCGCTCATTGCGTTTGGATGTTCACTTGTTGCGCTTTCCGATACCTGAAGCTGAAACGTGTTTCGCTCTGGTTGAATCGGTTCCCATACGTCTGGAAGCTGGACCGGTCGAATACTACGGGTATGTCAAACGCCTCTGTAGATCTATTGTACAAGTACACCTGAATGGATGAGCGCAAACTCGAAAGCATATCTAATTGAACCTTTGAAAGCACTCCGCCACTTACCTCTGTAACATCGTATACATCCCGGAAGTTCACGCGTTTAAGTCTTCCCGCCGCGTCCACTACTGTACTGTCCCCGCCGAACTCCCTGCCATTAACATACTTTGCCTCCACCGCAAATGATGAAAAGCCACCTCGCTGGTTGAGCCATGCAAAGTTAAGAACGTCGGCACTACACACATTAACGATCTCGCTAATTGGTGTAACGCATATACCCAACGTGAACAGTGCTCCACCCGAATCAAACACGAAGCTAAAACAACCGGTAACACTATTAACCACTCCGGAGGTTAGGTAATCGATCGGGTTGTAGTCCGCTGCTAAGTAGTCACCAACTCCTGCGCTACATGGATTAATTACCAAATCTATACTGTCCCCGTCTGCTGTTGCGGTTATCCACGAAGGAAGGGCCGGCGTAACCGTGAACCCCGAAGTCGGTGCCACGCCCAGCCACGTTATGATTTTTGGCTCGCAGCTAAGAAGCCTCGCATCCACGGTTGTCCCGGATGTTGTTTGCGCGGGTTTGCCTGGGTCCGATATGAAGTTGCTAATTATGCCTTTCGCTAATGCTAGGCTGTATAGAGTTGGCGCATTTCCGAAAAACAGTATAGGCCGTTCGCCTACTGCCTCGTCGCCATTTTGCTGAGGGGATGTTAGGTCTTCCAGTCCGTAGTACGCCGTTAACGCCTCGCTGTCCGTTGGTATTGCCGTGGCACTCTTAAGCCGAGCCGCGTGCCTTATGCTTATTGGAACGTTAGGACCTTCGACCGGTGCCACGATGCTGAACCTAGTTCTTATGTATCCTGAAATGTCAAACCGGTAGATGCCTGATAAGTTTGGGCTTACTCTTATCTCGTCGGAGACTTGCCAAGGCTTTTCGGCTGCTCCGGCGCCTTCGCTATACCCGGTAATTAGCTGGAAGTCTTGGGCACCCTCGGGAGCAAATCGTGAGGATCCAGTTGAGGCAGAGGATCCAATGTACAGCGTGTTAAGAGTGAGCCTTAATAGCGATCCGGGCGTTACGGCCGTTATCCTGTACACCCCGATATAGGCGCCATCTATTATTCTTACGTTACTGCCGAGCGGCAAAAGAGTAGAATAGTTAGTAGGCACGTCTATTGCCGCTATGCCAGACAGATCAACAAACGAACATGTAGCTGACGAAAAGCTAAATTCGTATATCATTGGGCTGAATACATCCGAGCCGTTTGGCGGTGCGGTTGTCTGGTTAATTACTGGCATGCTAGTCTATAGATTTTCTTATGAATTCGTTAATTACGTAGTCCCTGAAAGTGGAGGTTAGCACATCGGTAAGCCCCTCTTTTACTGCCTGGTCATTTATGCTTTTTGATATCACACCAGATTTGCCACCCTGCCTATATAGCAAGCTGCCCTCCTCACCTATCTTTCTGGCAATTAGGAAGGCTACACTTCTACTAGACCGGCCGTCCAATGATAGCGGCTTGTCCTTAACCCATTGTTCGATTACGTCTATGGGTGGGCGCTTACCCGGCTTTCTGCCCGTCTCCAAAACCGTGAAGTACTTTTGACTGCTGAATATAGTTAGTCCGGAGCTGTCGATCCTGTAGCCAAGACTCGCCGAGCTTTTGCCCGTTACATCTGGTATTCGAGATCGTATACCGGCTATTGTCTCTTCGGCAAAGTCCTTAAGGATCACTTCAGCCATAGCACTTAACACGGAGAAACCAGATTAATTGTGAAGGATGTTGCGAACCCGCTAAGCGTTCCCTGGAACATCTGGTACTGCGGCTCTTTGAGTATAGATGTTAGTTTTGTTGTCGAAGGAACCAATAGGCTGTCTAGGAAGATGTCACTTAGCAGATCCATTTCTGCTATTATGGCCTCGCGCTTTTCTGGTGTTGTATCAGGCCGGTCCTCTTTCCAGAAGCCCACCACGATATTAGCACTGTCGAAAACGCCATCAGGGGCACCCCGCGCATCGCTTACCGTGAACGGTAGTAGTGTGACCAGAGGGTAAGTTCCTGAGTAGCCTTGCGAAAAGTCCACTAATCGACCATGGATGAAACGCATGCTGTTGGGCGTTGCGGCTCTGCACACGTCTACGATGTTTTGGTAGTTTGCCATACTGGCGGTTAATATAGATCAAAAAGTTTGGAACTACCATGGTATGGGGTAAAAAAAATAAGCCCCGAAGGGCTTTTAGTTAATCACTGGGTTTTAATCTCTTTGACTTTTTGGATGAACTCGGCCCTACCATTAGTTTGCATAAGCTGCGCTACAATTCCAAGCCAGTGGGCTTGGCTGTATTTGTTAGTCCCAAACTTACGCGTTAAAATCCTACAGGCCATATTTTCCGCATTCTCCAGTTTATCGTCGTATGTTTTTACATAAGCAGCCACCTGCTTTTTATCAAAACCATGTTTTTTGTGCGCGCAGGTGGATCCATAGTAACGCTCTTCCCCCTCTATGGTTACACAAAAGGTTCCTTTTAAACCAGTTTTGCCACAACATTCGCACTCGTTAACTGAATCCGTAAAACCTATTATCTTTATGCCTTCGTTTTCCATAACACTAATGTAAACAAAGTTTAACGATCTACCAAACTTTGTTTAATAATACCCGATTTATTTTTTAGGCCCTTGGCTTTTTCTTTCTTCGATGCTTCTTAAATTTTCTTGGTATCTACTCTTCGCTAGTTGGTATGTTAGCTCTAGATACACTTCTTCGGCGGTCCAGTTGTATATATCGTAAGGCCTTGCGTGGTACTTCGCCGCTATGCTTTCGCATATCCCATAGGTTCCAAAAGTGTGAAGCGCGTCTACCCCGGCCTCCTCCTCTTCGTCGGTCGGCTTTTCGCTACTCAGGTCTTTGAACCGGTTAAGCAATTCGTTAAGATCCTGGTAGATCATTGCTCCGAGGGCCAACGCCGGCGCAGCGGGACCGCTTAGGTAGCCCTCCCCAAAGTATATTTCCACAAGGTCAAGAAAGAGCTTGTAAGGTGCTTTGCCTTCCAACGCCTTTGCCTTTGCGCGCTCTGCCTGCCCGAAAGTGCCTCCCGCAACATCAACCTTTGGCGGGTCGTAGTTTGGTGGCAAGGCATCCGCGATCTCGCTTAGCTCGTCTATGAAGCTGACTATCTCATAGAGGGCTAAGACTTCTTCGGTTGTTAAGGCCCCCACCTCTTCGGCGGTTAGGCCGCTAAGTGCACGAATTACTTGTCTAGGTGTGTGCTTCTTAATACCTATCAGGTCTTCGACCGAAACATCGTTATAGCATTTCGCTATAGAAGTTGCCTTTCGTTTGCCTTTTGGCTTTGCCATGGGATTTTCCTTTGTAGTCGGTTTGGTTCATTAGCATAAGATAGGTTAGACCCCAGACAATTGCGTCCACTCGGTTAGGAGAACTGCCTTTGGTTGGGTCCCAAGTGGTCATTTCTATCTCCAGCTCGTTCAAATTGCCAAAGTGGAATATTTTGCCCTGCTCGTATAGGTTAACAATGGGCTCCGCCCTCGTTACTTTGCCCCTACTTGCATTCACTTTTTTGTAAGCGATCGTATTATCCACGGATCTGATTACCGCTTCGATGAAGTCCCCGCCGTTGTTTACCTCCCCTATAATTATGTTTGCCTTCCATTTGTGATACAGCCTAATCGCTTGTGTTGCCATTCCGTTTGGTGTATAGATCCCACTTGCGTCGTCGAACACATACCCATTGCCATCTACGCCTAAGCCGACAGCCAATATTCCATGTTCGTCGGACTTCGGGTCCGATGTTACGGCTGGGTCAATTGGTATTGCTATCCTTTTCATTGCCGGCAGCTCAGGTACATTCTTAATTATGCCATAGCTCCACAACGCCCCCTCGACATCTTCGTAGTCCAACCCTTCAAAGTCCCGGTCGTATTTCTTCCGGTTTTTCTCTTTGACGGCAAGCCTTTTCTGGTGCCAAGATTCCGAAAGGTTTGTATAGTTGTCTCGGAAGGTACTTATTACTCGGTCGGTCATGCCGTGGTAGAGTCCGTCAGGCTCAAAAAATTGCTTGTACTGCCAAGACTGCTTGTGTAGCGCGTTGGATACCAGAACTATCTTGTTTGAAGCTATTATAGATCTAATCGACTCGTCGAGCTTGTCGAATGAGTCTTGGTCCGGGTGCTCTTCGAACTCGTCGTATATAACGTCAGTTAGCCCTTGTATTGATTTCAGGTTTGCCGTTTGGTTAAGGGAGGAAGCCTTCACGCCCTTGAATATTATCTTCGACCCGGTGGCCTTGTTTGTAATCTCGGAACCAGATATATGGAAATTATCCCTGCAGGAGTTGACGTCCATTTGCGTTTCAAATTCTGGAACTATGGACACATAGGCGGATACCATTGTATATCTCAGGAATAGAACAACCCTGCCGGTGTCAAAGGTAAGTCGTAGGGCGTAATCAGATATTGCAAAAGATTTGCCAGACCCCCGCCCGCCCTTCTCGTAGACATACCTTTGCGTGGAGGCATACAATGCCTTGTGCTTATCGTTAATCCTTGGCACCTGCAACCCACTCTATAGGCTTAATCCCTGTCGCTTTTAGGCTGGTGGCGTTCACTGTCTTGTCAGCTAGTCCAAGGTCCCTGGCAATTATAGAGGCGTTATACAGCCCGGCAGCTGCCCCTTCAAGCTTCCTTTCGTACATTATCTCCCTTGCGCACGTTATGACGTGAGTAAATTCTTTTCGCTTTTCGTACTCCAGAAAGGTTGGTAGCGTTATGCCTAGCCATATGCAAAGCCCCTCAACGGTTGTGCACCTTGCCAGGGTCCGCTTAAAGCTCTTAACCATTTCCTTGCCGCCCTCGCCTTTTAGTTTGATAAGCTGGGTTTCATATAGCGGGTTGGACTCAACGTCGCTAAAGTAAGCCGCTATGGCGTTAGCAAGGTCCTCCGGCTTCTCGAAGATCTTCGCCCGACCACTGAACAGTCTGGCTTTCCAGTATTCGTTTCCTTTTGGTGCTCCCATCTCATATTATTTTTGTTTGTAATTTTACAAATATTCCCGGCAAAAAGCAAATGTAAACAAAGCCATTTCTTTGTTTACAAGCTAACTGCCTAACGATCAGCTGTTTATACCGAATTGTAAACAAAGTAACAAGGATTCCCTTAATAGTGTGTAGCTGGTAGGGGTGTCTTCTTTTTACCTCCCTATAATACCACCACCCCCCTTACTACTCTATATCTTTTATATATATATTGTTTATTGTTTACAATAGTAGATAGCGCGTTGATATTCAGGCAGTTAGCTTGTAAACAAAGAGGTAAACAAAGACTTTTATTGTTTACCTCTCTTAAACGCAAAAAGTGCCCGTAGGCACTCTCAATGATTATACTTATATTTTTACTGCTTTTCGGCAACTGTAACGACCAGTGCCTCGCTTGGGGAGAATATGAAAGCCATAGGAGCCTTGCCGCCCTGAACAACAGTGATTTTTGTGCCGGGTGCTTCGTTCTCTTTCAAGAGCTCCCTAAAATGCTCCATTCTTTTTGGCCCTTTGAGTACTATTTCTACGCTTTTCATATCTTCCTGTTCATAATGTCTAGAATGTCTTCGATTGAATTAATTTGGGGCCGGTCTAGGGACTCCCAGGACTCTTCTAATTTTTCATAGAGCATCCTGCGGGACAGGTTACTTGTGTCCAAAACGCCCCTCTCTTCGCTGAACTCTTGCTCTTCAAGGCATTCGATTCTTGCTATAAGCAAACGTATCTCTTCGTCTTGAGCCTCTTGGATTTCACCAGATCGCTCAGCCCTCAGGGTAAGCGCTTCAACTTTCTGCAAGGATATTTCCAAAGCGGCCTGGCAAATCGCAAGACGCTTTGCCACCATGGAGCTCTCTGCCCTAACGCTAAGGCCAAACACCCTCACTTGGTTAATGTAGTGGTCTTCAGATAACTCGGACACGCTTTTTTCCATGGTCTCTCCCAAGGACTTTTCTAGCCCGCTAATCTTATCCTTAATCACTTTGACCTGGTAGGCTAATAGCGATATTTTTTCTTTTATGTTTTCCATATAATTAAGATTTAATTTTGCAGGGCATAATTATAGCACGGCCGCTCCCTGTTATTTCAGTCACTTCTACGGCTACGCATTCCCCAAAGAACTTGAAGCGCAGTGGCCCTGCCAGCACCTTGCAAAGCTTTGCAAGGTGCTCGGACGCCAGGCCTATCTGGTGAACCGGGTCGCCGCTTTCAGTCGGCCAAACCTGATCGAAGGCAGGAAACCTAAAGCCCTCAGCACTCGGAGCCACTATGTGAATCGTTCGCTTCGTTCCGTCTCTAAGGGTCCCGGTCAGAGTTTCGAAGTCCTTGTCTATTATAACGCTTTGGACTGACTTCACTGTTAACTTCTCCCAGTCCTTTGGCTCCACGGCAAAATCTACAGGGTCCTTGGACTCGACCCCTAAGTCTATGTAGAACCCTGTTGGGTACCTCACTACTATATGCCCATCGGTGGCTTGTATGTACTTTTCAGTGATTTGTATGTGCTTATAGCTCTCTCTAATCTCGCCTTTATTCGGGACTAAATGTAATTTCGGTAATGCTTGCATATTTTCTATGTTTAGTTTGATTATTCATATTTTTTGATTAGATCCTTAACCGCGCCAACCAGCCCGGTGTCTGCCTTAACGGCTTCTATTAGTTCGCCTTCTGTTAGGTCTTTCTTTTGCAGGGAGTCGACCACCCTTTCATCGAGCGTCTTACTTACTATAATCCGGTATATGAAGACCTGCTTGGCTTTCTGCCCCTGCCTCCACAGCCTAGCAATTAGCTGCTTGTACAACTCCAAAGACCAATTAAGCCCGAACCATACGACGTAGTTACTGCCATTTTGTAGGTTGAGCCCATGGCCGCCACTGGCGGGGTGGAGGACTAGCATGTCAACAAGCCCGGCGTTCCAGTCGTCTATGTCTTGATGCCCAGTGAGCTGCCTAACATCTATTTTCTTACTGTACTTTGCCAAGATACGGGCAGCGTCGTGCTTGAATGCCACTGCAACAAGTAACGGCTTACCGTTTGCCGCCTCGCGTATCTCCTCCAAGGCGTCGAGCTTAAGGTCGTGCACCTTGTGGATGTTGCGGTCCTCGTCGTATAAGGCACCATTCCCGAACTGCAGCAACTTATTCGACAGAGCCGCCGCAGTTGCCACGCTTATTTCCTTCTCACCCAATTCGCTAATTAGGCTCAGCACTAATTCCTTTTCGAAGGTCTTGTACTTTTCAGTTAGATCTGCGTCAAAGTGCAGGAGATGATCTACTATTATTTTCTCCGGCATGTCCAGATAGTCCTCCGCCTTCATGCTTATGCATATATCGCCTATCGCCTTGTGGATCCTGTTAGAGGAGCCCTCATCCTTAAGTGCATAGCTGTAGACTACGCTTGCATTGCGTTTGTCCGGTTTGAAGTAGGTCTCTCGGAACCTGCCGATGCTATGGCCTAACCGCTCCCCACCATCGAGCAGGTACACTTGTGACCAGAGGTCTATTAGGCCGTTTGGGGCTGGCGTACCCGTCAACCCAACGACCCTGTTAACCGAACTACAAACGCGCTTAAGCGCTTTGAACCTTTGGCTTTTGTGGTTTTTGAAACTGCTCAGTTCGTCGAGTATGACCATATCGAAGGGCACGAAGCTCCCACCATACAGGTCACAGAGCCAAGGCACGTTATCCCGACTAATCAAAAAAACCTCCGCTTCAACCTCCAGAGCAGCGCGCCGTTTCTTTTCGGGGCCTGATACCAAACTAAAAGTAAGGCTCTTTGTATGAGCCCATTTTTTGGCCTCCTGTTGCCATACACTTTCGACCACCCGCTTAGGCGCGACTACCAGAACGCGGTCTACTTCCAGGCTGTTGATTAATTCGCATATGGCTGTTAGGGTGGTTACCGTTTTGCCAAGTCCCATGTCTAAGAACAGACCAGCCCCGAGGTTGTCAATTATATGCTTTTTGCCGTAGCGCTGGTAGTCGTGGAGGTTGCTAATGTCTAGCATATGGATCCCTTTTCCTGGATACAGGGTAAGCTGTTAGCTCAGATAAGCTTTCTATCGCCTCTACAACGTCTGCATTTTCTAGGAGTTTAGAAACATTTTCGATGCTTGTCATATCGGTTGGAAAAACCAAATTGAATTCGCGGATGAGGTGCTCAAAGCTAACGTACGCAACATACCGTTGCGCTTCTTTGTAGCTACCAAAAGGTGCGCTACGGCCAGAAACGTAGAACATAGATTTTTCTGAGATTTTCATAATTAGTGTTTATCCATTAAGTAATTAAGTATTTTGAGGTCATAGTGCCCTAGGTCGTCCGAACTGTCCCTGCTTTTCACCTCCTCCCGAGCCCTTTGCAGCTCCCACCTTTCGGCATTCTCTTCGCCGGTTAGCTTGCCTGGTGATTCATCCAGTACGTATGAGACCCGCACGGCGGCCAGCAAGTCGGACACCATCGCCTCGCTGTTGGCTACATACACTCTTATCCCCAGGGCTTCTATCTTCTTGGCTACGAATAATTGCCGGGGCCTAAGCTTCAGGCCTTCGCCTTTCACCTCCACGAAAAACACAAGCCCACCGGGTAGGATGATCAGCCGGTCCGGTATGCCGGCAAAGAACGTGGCCGGAAACTTAAGGCACATGCCACCCACCTTCTCGATGCCCACTTTTAGGCGCGCTTCTATTTTCTTTTCCGACGAGGTCACAATTGCATATTCTTAAGTATGTGAGATATCACGTCTATGGTCCACCCGTTACCAAGCATCCTGTAGCGTTGTGTGTTCGAGGTGCCTGCCTTTGCCGTGTAACCATCTGGGACAGTCTGTAACCGCTCGCACTCGGTAGGTGTTAATTTCCTGTAATGTGTTTCACTAACAGCTATCTTCTTTTCTTGGTTGCCACCGCTTACCGCCGTTAGTGTTGGGCTCTTACCATCAGTAGAGTACACACGTTTTAGTATATCGTGGCCTTTTATATCGGTTGCTAAGCCGATTTGGGCGGGCCCGTTTAAAACTAACTGTCTTCTGCTTTTCTCAAAATACTGCTTGGGGTTTCCGTTTCCGGTGTTAACGTAATTAGCGTCTATGCAGTAGCTTTTTTCCCGGTCTACAAACCCATCTTCTATAATGTCTTTCAGGAAAATGCCCTTATCTTCGGGCTGGGTTACATCAGGTATATT